TTTCCAAGAATTATCGTTAGTGCCTTACGGGGCTTTTGCGGGCGCGTCAGTAGACCGCGTAGCAGCGTCGCAGGGTATCCCACAAGACGAACAAGAAGTAGATAATATAGATACCGAAACACCTAACGAGGAGTTAGACACCATGACACAGCCAACAGAAACCCCAGCCGTTATCGAAGCCGCGCCAATCGCGCCAATCGTTTACGCGCAACCGCGTAATTTTAAATTGCCTAGCGCTGGCGAATTTATCGCAGCGTCACTACAAGGCGGCAGCGTACTTGCAGAAATGAACGCAAAAATTCAAGCTGCAGCACCGGACATTACAGCCGACCCAAGTTTGCCAGGAATTTTGCCTGAAATCATAACGGGCAGCGTCTACGACTCACTTAACCCTATTAGGCCTTTCGTGTCGGCTATCGGAACTCTCGCTATGCCAGGTGCAGGCGCAACATTTCGCCGCCCGAAAATTACTGTACGCCCAGTAGTTGACGAACAGACACCGGAACTAGACCAACTAAACCCGTCTACTGTGACCGTGTCGAACTCAAATGTCGACAAAAAAACTTTCGGTACTTTTGTGACAATGTCCGAACAGGCATTGGATTGGAGTGACCCCGCTTCAATCAATATCGTATTGAACCAGTTAGCAATCGCCTACGGACAGGCCACGAACACATACGCGGTAACAGAGTGCCAAGGCGCAATCGTGCAAACTACATCAGTTGCCGACACGTCGGACCCTGCCGATTGGATTGCCGCAATTTACGAAGGCGCCCGCCAAATTTCATTAAACAGCAACTACCTACCTACACACATGGTCGTAACACCTGGTACGTGGGCCGCGTTGGGTTCATTGGTTGACAGCACAGGCCGCCCAGTATTTCCACAGATTGGCGCCATGAACGCGCCAGGCCAGTTGTCGGCTTCAAACTGGAACGGCAACCCGCTTGGCCTTGTGCTTGTAGTCGATAAAGATACGCCAGGTTCATTTATGGGCCACGCAGCCGGACCAGCTGCAGGGTTTGAATTTTACGAACAGCAAAAGGGCGCAATTTCTGTAGACGTACCTAGCACCTTGGGCCGCACTATTGCGTACCGTGGTTACGCTGCAACGTTTATGGCAGACGCTACAAAATTCGTTAAATTCGTTTAATCGAAAGGCGGCCTAACCGCCATGACGCAGATATACCAGGTAGCGCACAAAACGCTAATAGAAAACTACGCAGTTTTAGAAACGCTTACACCTAACGAAGTGTACGTAGGCGCGTCTATTGTTGTAGCAGGCGTTGACGCAACTTTTAACGGTACCTACACCGTTTACGCTGTACCCGAATATTTGTTTATTGGCGTAGACGACGACGGCGATTTACTTTTTAATTACGAGGTGCCCGTACCGTTTCAAATTCTGTACGCAAAAACAGCCGCAGACGTTACGCGCACCACGGCAACGGGAACCGTAACGCTGGGTACTATCCCCTGCACTTGGGTTACGGCTCAACAAATTGAGGACTGGCTCGGAATAGGCACCGCGTCGGCACTCGATACAACTTTTCTTACTCAATGCGCGGCAGCTTCAAACGCTTTTTGTTTTCAACGACGTTTAGAAAGCGGCTACATAGACGCAAAAGGTACAAGCCCTAGCGACAGCGTTACCCTAGGCACTATTGCCTATGGTGGTTTCCTGTATCGACAGCGTGGCGCGGTAACAGATTTTGCCAGTTTTGACGGCTTGCCCGCAGGTAACAGCGTCGGCTTGTCGCCAATGATAAAACAACTTTTAGGTATTCCACGCCCGCAGGTTGCCTAATGCCTGTTGCTTTTACAGACCTATTTAACGAGGCGCTAGACGACCTAGCAGCGTCGCTAACGACCATTACAGGGTTACAGGTAGTAACAGACCCCCGCAACCTTGTACCGCCTTGTGCGTTTATAGACGCCCCTACGTTTACCGTGTATTCAAACAACGTCGTAGAAATGACGTTCCCAATACGCATAATTACCTTGGGGCCTGGCAACCTTGACGCGCAACGGTCACTACTTAACTTGGCTAGCAAGGTCATTACTAAAAAAATTGGCGTAACCGACGGGCGCCCAACCGTTGCAATTATTGGCGGCAGCGAACTACCCGCCTACGATTTGACCATAACCCTACAAACCCAGGCAACCGCCTAAGATAGGTGCAACATGAAATACGAAATAGTTAGCCCCCGTATCGGTTGCCCTGGCGACGAATACGTACCGGTTGAAGGCGTAAACATTGACGCGCTTATAGCGGGCGGTTTCGTTATTCAATCCCCCACCAAGGCGCCTAAAGGTGCTAAAACTAAGACAGACACAAACGAGGAGTAAAGCCAATGGCTACTAGCACTTATCTTTCATCACCAAACGTAACGGTTAACTCAGTTTCGCTGCAAGACCAATGCAGCGGCCTTACTTTTACGCGCACTATCGAGGCGCTAGAAAGTACCGCGTTTGGTTCAGGTTCGCGCGTGTACGTCGCAGGCCTTGAAAACTCAACGTTGACCCTTGACCTGTACCTATCGTTTGCAGCTAGTGAAACTTACGCAACACTTAAAAGCCTTGTAGGCACGTCTACTACGGTTTCGTGGTCGCCTAGCGCAACAAGCCCAGGCACCGCAACCAATCCAACCATGACCCTAACCGGGGCGTACTTGGAGGCCCTACCATACGAAATGGCCCTGGGCACCCTTGGCCAAATTTCGGTGGTTTTCACCGGAGGGGTTTACAGCGTTCTTGAAGTTTAATTAACCGCCTGAAAAGGCCCGACACAAAAGGCAGACAATGAAACTTACGCTAAAAGTAGAAACAGCCGATACCGCCTATGAGGTGGTAACAAACTTGTACGTTATTATTTTGTGGGAACGCAAATACAAACGTAAAGCGTCGGACATGGCCGCAGGTATCGGCATAGAGGATTTAGCATTTATGGCGTACGAGGCGTCTAAGTTAAATAAAATTGTTGTACCGGCAGAGTTTGACACGTTCGTTAAAGGCTTAACAAACATTGAAGTAGTCGACACCGAGGCCGTAAACCCCACCTAAGGGGCACCCACGGGCGCCAACTTGCCGAACTGTTGGTAGCCATTTCGTGGTGGCCCCCGTCTATACCGTTTGACATAGACGACCTGGCTACTGTCGTTGCTGTATTATCAGACAACAACAAACAACGAAAGTAAACGCCGTGGCCCAACTACCGTTACAAATTCAAGGTATCCAAGAAACCTTAAAATTGTTAAACGACGTAGACCCTAAATATCGGCGTTTAGTAACCAAACAAATTAAGAACGCTGGCGCGTCTATCTTAAATGAAGCCCGCCAAATGGTGGCAAGTTACCCCAACTCAAAAGGCAACGGCGCCCCACTATCCGGCATGGTTCGAGGCAACCTAGTTAAAGGCCGTGAAACTACCTGGCGTACTGACGCCGTACAAAAAGGCTTTAAAATTAAGGTTGGCGTACGTGGCAGTAAAGAACGCTACGTAAATTTTGACAGGGGCGGCTATACCGAACAAGTCGTATTTGGCGCCAAGCCTTATCGTTTAATGACCGTACAGAGCGCCGACGCTGCAGGCGTCATTTATGACCATGCAGGCCGAAACACAAGTAGCCAATTTGTAACAAACTTAACCGTAGAGGAAGGCAACCAGCCGCGCGTTATTGACGTAGCCGTAGAAAAAAACAGGCCTACCGTTACCGCCGACGTACTTAAAGTAGTAGAACAAGTTATGGCCGTCACTAATCGACAAATGAAGGTTCGCTAATGGCTGGTATAAATATCCCAATTATTACGTCGTTTGCCGATAAAGGCATTTCGGCGGCAGAAAAAGCGTTTGGCAAGTTTGGCAAAACTGGCGTAGCAGTAGGCGCCGCGTTTGCAGCTTCAACGGGTTTAGTAGTAGCAGGTTTAACTAAGGCAGTTGCCGCCGCTATCGAGGACCAAAAAAGCCAGGCGCTACTAGCCAAACAGTTAGAAAATACTACGGGCGCGTCGCGTATGACTATTGCGGCAACCGAGGATTTAGTAAGCCAAATGCAATTTGCTACGGGCGTAGCCGACGACCAACTACGCCCAGCGCTGGGTTCATTAGTACGCGCAACAAACGATTTAACCGTAGGGCAAGACCTATTAAACCTTGCGCTAAACGTAAGCGCCGGCACTGGGCGCGATTTAGAAACCGTGTCGCTGGCCTTGGGCAAGGCATATAACGGAAATTTAGGCGGCCTAACCAAACTAGGTATAGCACTCGACCCCAACATTATTAAAACTAAAGATTTTGGGGCAGCACAAGCCGAACTAAACAAACAGTTTGGCGGCGCTGCAGCTGCAGCCGCTAACACATATGAAGGGCAACTAAAACGCTTAGGCATTGTATTTTCAGAATTAAACGAAACTATCGGCTACGCAATTTTAAACAACAAGTACGTTAAAGACGCCATAGGACTACTACCAGGCGCCGCCGCTGCCGCTGTTGCCGCGTTTGGCGAAAAAGGATTAAAAGGCGCGCTGTCGGCATTTTTAGACGAAATGGGCATAGTAGGCGCCTATACCCAAAAGTGGGGTTTGAGTATCGCCTACTCATATAACAAAATGGCTATGCACGCGTACAACGCGTTAACGCTAGTTACTTTAGGTTTAATACAAATAATTCCTGCAATCAAAAAAGCAGGCGACGAAATAAACGCTAATTTAGTTCAGTTGCAATTAGAAATAGACGCAACGACTTACTACATAACAGATTTAAACAACGCGTTAAACGTAGGCGAACAAGCGCAACGCGCTAACGGCGCGGCAGCCGACAGGTTAAGCGGGCAAGCCGAGGCGTTGGGCTACAAGTTGGCGCCAGTTGTCGAGCAGTTAGACAAAGTAGGCGGGGCAGCCAAAAAAGCCGATACCGCCGTAAGTGACGCCGCTAAAGCATTACAAGACGATTTAACAAAAGCGTTAGACGCAGCCAAGTCAGGGTTAGACGACGCCCAGGGCGCTTTTGATAATTTTGCCGAAAGCGTCGCTACAGGAATTAAAGACGCGTTTAGTTTTAAAGACGCTAAAGACGCAGGCGACGAAACAGGCGCGGGGTTTCTATCCGGTCTACGTGACCAAGTTAAAGGCATAAACGATTACAGCGCCAACGTACAAGCGTTGCTAAAGGCTGGATTATCCCAAGACGCGTTAGCAGCCGTTCTAGCAGCTGGTGGCGACAGCGGCGCGGCTATCGCCTTAGAACTTATTAAAGGTGGTTCTACCGCAATTATTGAAACTAACGCCTTGGTTGAAAGCGCCAAATATGCAGCCGATTTAATCGGTCAATCTGCAGCGCAACAATGGTACGGCGCGGGCGTATCTAACGCGCAACAGTATTTGAAGGGCGTCGAAGCCGCGTTTGCTATTGCCCAGGCACGACTAGCAGGCAAGGGCCTTAAATTGGCAGACGTTAAAGGCATTTCGGCTGGGTTCGGCGACGCTATTAGCGCACCGGCAGCCGCCCCAATATCCCCCCCAAGTTTTAACTACGGCGACCCGTTCGGCATGAAAGGCGTAACGGTAAACGTGCAAGGCGGTATTAGTACGAGCGCCGAAATAGGCGAAGCCGTCGTAAACGCGATAAGGGCATATAACAGGGCTGCAGGCCCCGCAAATATTCAGGTTGGCTAATGGCTACGTCAGTAATTGAAAGCGGTAACTACGAACTGTTTATAGACACGGGTTTTATGCTTGACGCGTTTACCCTTGACGACGCAACGCGGGGCGTATTGAACAACACCCAGTACGTATTAGACGGTACGACAGAGTTTGCGCCAATGCTGGAATACTCGACAAACGTAAACATTAAACGTGGGCGCCGTGACGTAGGCGACCAATTTAGCGCGGGCACTATGTCGTTTAATTTAAACGACGACCTAGCCGGGGGAACCTTAAACCCGTTGTATTCGTCTAGCCCCTACGTAGACCCCGTAGGGCAATTTACCTTGGCACCACTACGGCGCGTATCGTTCGGCAGATACAACAGCGTAGGCACGTTTATAACGTTGTTTGTAGGGCAGATAGTCAACTATGACTACACCTACGAACTAGGCGGCCAAAATACGGTAAGCGTATATTGTGCCGACGATTTTTATTTACTAGCCCAAACAGCGTTAGCCGAATTTAACGTATCCGAACAGTTATCGAGCGCCCGCCTATCGGCTGTATTAGACCTGCCCGAAGTTGCTTACCCGGCTTTAACCCGTGACATTGAGACCGGCACCCAAACGCTAGGCGGGGCAGCTGCCTACACGATTGCCGAAGGTACGAACGTTAAAGCGTACATAGACCAAATACAAGCAGCCGAACAGGGCCGTATTTTTATGTCGAGGACTGGCGATATAACTAGCCAACCGCGCATTGGTAATACTCTTTCGGGTAGTGTCGCCGACTTTCACGACGACGGCACAAACATACCGTATAACAGTTTGGGCATTATTTTTAACGCCGACTTAATAGTAAACAGGGCCAGTATTCAACACTTAGGCGCCACAAGCCCCGAGGTAGCCGACGACTTGGCAAGCCAGGCTAAGTACCTAATTCAAAATGTAAGCATTACTAACAGCCTTTTACACAATGACGCAGCCGCGTTAGACCTGGCTAACTACCTTTTAGTTGGCGAACCTGCAGCCACGTTTAACGCCGTGCAAACCGATTATTTAATGCTTACAAATGCGCAACGCGAAACCTTGGCGCTAGTCGACATTGGCGACACCATTACGATTACCAACACAATTACAGGCGGCGAAGTAGCCCAAGAACTATCGGTAGAGGGCGTAGAAATATCGGTAAACGTAAACAACGGGCACCGCGTAACGTTTTATACCGCTAACACGGTCATTGTGTATGAGTTCATTTTAAACGACCCAATTTACGGTAAATTAGATATACAAGACCCACAGCCAGTTTTAGCGTAAAGTAGGGAATATGCCAAACGAACAGACATCAGTACCGTTATTTGCTAGCGGCGAGGTATTGACCGCGGCCAATATGAACCTTTCGGCTGGTACTGGCGTACCTGTTTTTGCTACAACTGTTACGCGTGATGCCGCTTTTGGTGGCACAAGCGAAAAGGTACTGGCAGAGGGCCAACTATGTTATTTGTCTAGTACTAACGTTGTGCAGTATTACGATGGCGCGGCGTGGGCTACTGTCGGGCCTGCAACGGCTGGCGCGTTGGTGCGTGTTGGTGGCGGCACTTTGTCGGGCGCAACTACAACTTTTGACAATGTTTTTAGTGCTACTTACAAGTTTTATTTAATAACGATTTCTAATGGCGAAAACGACTCAAACGCTAATTTAACTTTTCAATTTCGTTACGCTGGCCCAACGACTGAAGCAACAGGATATTATGCAGGCTTGTTTGGTTTTGGTTTTAACGCCACAACTGCCGCTAGTGGAAACAACAACTCAACATCAGCAACAGTTGCTTTGCTTGCTGGCGCAAGTTTTACAGGTCAATTGCAAGTAACAAGCGTAGATAGCGCAAGTTATAGGTCAAGATTTGCAGGCAATTTTTCATCAGCAAACAACAACGGCGGCTATGTCGTTGGTGGCGAAAACTCTAACTCAAGAGTGCACACAGGATTTGTGTTAGGTACATCGGCAGGTACATTCACGGCAGGTACAGTAAACATTTACGGCTACGCACTTAGTTAGGGCATGACATGACAACACCACAAACACGCATAATTGACGGCGAAACAATAACAGACCGCGACATGAACGCCGACGAATTAGCAAACTATAAAACAATACAAGCCGAAGCCGAAGCCGAAGCCAAAGCGCAAGCCGACAAAGCCACAGCAAAACAGGCCGTACTCGACAGGCTAGGAATAACAGCCGATGAAGCCGCGCTACTACTTGGCTAGTGTCATGTTTGCACTTGTCTTGACCGCTTGCGAAACAACACGAACTAACGCCCCATTAAAAGTACGCAACACCGCGCTAACACGTTGTAGCACTATTCAACAATGCGAAAGAGCAGCTAATGACTAAGCAACCCGCAGAAATAGAACACTTACACGCCCGCATGATAGTTTTCGTCGGTTGCACTATTGCCGTAACGTTTGCCTTAACCGTTATAGGTTTTGTTTACGGCCTACTGTTCGTTACCCAGCCTTTAGAACAGTCACCAAATGACGCCCAATTTATCGACCTACTATCGACCCTTACAGTGTTTATGACTGGCACACTAAGCGGCCTTGTAGCAGCCAACGGCCTTAAACGTAAACCGATAGACCCAAGTAGTGGCACCCCAGCCCCCTAAACCTGTAGTCGTACCAGCCGTAAAAAAACTGGTATTACCTGCCACGCTGGGCCACGTCACGCCAGGCGAACTACCTGCCAACATGCTTGTAGATATAAAGCCGTTTGGCAAACTGCACCCGCGCGCGGCTAACGCATACAACGCAATACGAACCGCCGCGTTTGCTGCAGGTATAAAACAATTCAAACCAATATCGCAAGGCGATACGTACAGGTCATTAGCGCAACAAACCGCGGGATTTCAACAGCGCTACACGTTGCAACCTATCGAGGGCGCTAGCACCCGAACATGGCAAGGCCGCAAGTATTACCTACGACCAGGCAACGCCCCACTAGCTGCACCGGGTAGCAGTCGCCATAACTTAGGTTTAGCCGTTGACTACGCAAACATGGCAGGCGAAACTTGGGCGTTTATGTGCGAACACGGCCCCGCTTACGGCTGGTCATTAGAGGTCATGCCTGCCGAACCGTGGCATTGGTTTTATTACCCAGGCGACAAAGTGCCTGAACTTGTAACCCTTTACCTACAAGGGCTAAAGCCAGTATCACCACCTAGCGCGTAAGCGTCTACTACGGTTTTAAGACCGACGAAAAAAGGGGTATTGCATGAACTTTCTAATAGCCAAAATCTTTACGGCTGTAACTATAAGCCTGTCAGGGTTAGCGTTCGCCTACGACGCTTACAACGCGCCTAGCGCCCTGCCTGTAACGCCCCCCGTTACGGTCAATTTGGCGCCTTTACTAGCAGTAACAACTACAACAGTTAAACCGTTAACAGACTGCCAATATGCGTTACAACTAGCCCAACAAGCAGGCTGGCCTTTAACTGAAATGGGCACCGTAGCAAGAATTCTCTACCGCGAAAGCGCTTGCCGCGTTCGGGCATTTAACGCACAAGATACCGCAGGCGGCAGTTACGGCCTGTACCAAATAAACGGCTTTTGGTGCCGACCTAACAAGTATTGGCCTATCGGCTGGTTACAAGCAAAAGGCTTAGTAACAACTTGTACCGACCTATTTGACCCGGTAGTAAACACAAACTCCGCACTAGCCATATGGCATAATTCGGGGTACGGCCCTTGGGCGTTGCCTAACCCATGACCGAACAGCCAATACCCGACCCAGGCCTAACAGAAAGCACCCGACATATGTACACCGAAAAGTATCGCGAAACGTTTAACAGTTTTGTTGACGAAGTATTTAGACCAAACCACGTAGCAAAACCTAAGCCCGTTGACCACTCGATATTGTTAGACGAACTGGCATTACTTAAAGAAAAGTATTTAAACGGCACCCCAAGCGACGAACATAAATTTGCAGCTGCAGTAATCACCGCCGCCATGAACGTAATAGACGGCATATGAAATGCAAACTATGCGACCAAATACTAAAAGAAACACCGCACAAAACTAACCCAAACAAAAAGTTATACAGTCACAAAGATTTAAAAGCCTGCACTAAACGCAAACCATTAAGGAACCCGACACCATGGCACAAATAGACGAAAGAGTAACTATCCGTTTAACCGGGGCAGACCGCGTAGAAATTGACTATCTGTATCGCCAGTTAGAAAAGTCAACAAAAGACCTAGGCGCCCGCGACACGTTTATAAACGGGTACACCCCTAAAGCGGCGTTTACGGGGTTAGTAGCCGAATACGCTTTTGCTAAATGGTTCGGTATCGAGTACACAATAAAGCCGTACGACCCTACAAACGACGACGTACTGGGCTATCAAATTAAAGCAACTGAACGCTACAACGGCTGCCTAATTAAACAGCCCCATAACCCGGCAGGCATATACATTTTGGGCATAATTTTAAACGATTACAACGAAGTAAGTTTTAGAGGTTGGAAAGATAGCAGCGAAATACAACGCGCCTGTTACTGGCGGGCAGACGTACCTAAACCTGGCTATTTCGTACCCCAGGCGGCGCTATGGTCGTTATCAGACCTACCCGAAACCAACGAACTACAAACGCACCGCACTACAGGCGTGTGGTAACGTGCCAAACAATAACCCGACTAATAGAAAGATAACCCGACATGGCATTTAACCTCGATAATTACGTAGACGTTCCCACCCGCTTAGCGGAAGCGTTAAAGCGTTGGCCTGACTTACGCATACAAGAAACCGATAACCAAGTAATAACAATGCCCGACGGCAGCACGTTTATTCGTTGCACCGTGACCGTGTGGCGTGACATAGCAGACCCAATACCAGTAGTAGCGTCGGCAGCCGAACCGTTTCCAGGCAACACGCCTTACACGAAGCGAAGCGAATACATGGTAGGTATGACATCGGCTTTAGGGCGCGCGTTGGGTTATATGGGTTGCGGCGTGTCTAAGTCGATAGCAAGCCGTAACGAAGTCGAAGCCCGGTTAGACGGCCACGAAGCCACGATAACGCCTATGCGTACACCTAAAGAGGGCGGCGTACACGCCAGTAGCAAGCAACTTTACATGATTAAAGCATTGGCTAAAGGTAGGGAACTAGACGACTTGGCAACATTGGAAGCAATCCAACTGTTACTAGACGCCGACGACGTAATACTAGAAACCTTGACAATGGGCCAAGCGTCAAAAGTAATAGAGGCATGGAAACAATGAGTAGATACAACAGCAACTACGGAAGCCACGACCAACTACAAGACCTACGCAAACTAAACATGAGCCTACACCACGAACTAGACGCCATAAAGCGTTTACTAGATGAAACCACTAAAGAGCTGCACCAAGCGCAAGACGAACTAACGCTAGCAATCGAGGCTTTAGTACGCGCGCGAGGCGATAAACCATGAACCGTACAGCCTGGTTAGCAGTTGCCTTTATGGTGCTATGCGCCGTGCTACTATCCCGCACCGACAAATGACACTAACCGTAGGAAGTTTATTTAGTGGCATAGGCGGTTTAGATTTAGGTTTAGAACGCGCGGGCATGAAAGTAATATGGCAATCAGAAATAGACCCGTACTGCAATAAAGTATTAAAAAAACATTGGCCAGAGGTGCCAAACCATGGAAACATCAAAGACATCAACTGGGCAACAGTTGAACGACCTAACGTTATTTGCGGTGGATACCCCTGCCAACCCTTTAGCACCGCAGGCAAACGACGAGGCACCGACGACCCAAGACACTTATGGCCATGGGTTAGAACAGCCATTAGCGAACTACGACCCGACTACGCAATACTGGAAAACGTCAGAGGACACGTCTCTTTGGGGGGAACAACAGTTATTGGCGACCTTGCCAAAATCGGGTATGACGCGGAATGGCGCGTTGTTTCTGCAGCCGGACTGGGTGCGCCCCATAGACGCGACCGACTTATTATCGTGGCCTACCCCGCGGAACTGTTCAGCAATGGCAGCAACGATAACGCCGGAAGCGGCGTGGAACCCCAAACGATTTCCGAACTTAGAAACAGTAGTGGGTCGAAGGGAATGGCCAACACCAACAACACAAGAAGTAGAACACCCAACAGCGAATTGGAACGAGAAGGGTCGGCGGGTAAGCAAGAACGGCAGCGAAACATCACACGGAATGGGATTAGCCGACGCAGTACAGATATGGCCAACACCGACGGTAGACGACAGCAAGAACGTAACGAGAACAAGTGGCGTATTCCAATCTTTGACCAGGAAAGTAATGGAAAATCCTTGGCCAACACCGACAGCGAGCAGTTGGGGCAACACGGGTTCACGCAAAATGCTAGACAAACAAATAGCGTCGGGGAACATAACGGAACAAGACAAACGGCATATGACGGCTGGCAATGGTGGGAAGTTGAACCCGACGTGGGTCGAGTGGCTAATGGGGTTCCCTCTAGGGTGGACAGACTTAGAGGATTAGGTAATGCAGTAGTACCACAAGTAGCAGAGTATGTAGGCCGTTTAATAGTTAACGCACAATAGGCAAGTAGCAAGACTGTACGCCGTTCGCATGGCGCGGGGTTAATCCACGGGAACGTGGTTAGACCGGCACGCGTTAAAACTGATAGACGAAAGTAGTAACGCCAAGTGTTGGGGCGGCTTGTAAACATAATCAAGCGATAAGTGAAAGTAATAGGGAACGGCTAGGGCTAACCGTGGGTGGACATAAGCGCATTAGGCTTTAAGAACAGCAACAAACATACCGATAACAAACCGACACAAAGGACTAGCCCGACATGAAACTACACCGGCACAAACCGAGGACAAGCCGCGCACGCGGCGCGTCAGTATCGTTAAGGTCATAACGTGGCAGCACACAACGGCAACGCAACCTACCTAGCAAACCGTAAACGCTTACTAGCCGATAGCCCACTATGCCATTGGTGCGGGCAACGCGAAGCAACAGCAGCAGACCACCTACTAGAACCAATACGCGGTGGCAGTCACGAACTCGACAACCTGGTACCCAGTTGCAAACCATGCAACAGCAGACGCGGCCAACAATTCGGCATACAACTACAACGCGAACGCACCGCAAACCCAATGCCAGTAAGCAAAAAACAGGCAAACACTCATAGCGTTTTTTTGAGTGACGCACTCCTGCCCCCGCATTCTCTT